TATTTTCCCCTTGAGTGTGCCTGCTCAAGGGGATTTTTTATCGCCGTATTGTACTGGCAAATATTTGTAAATCGTCTTCACTCCCACGCCTGTCACATCGGCTACCTGCTGCCGGGTAGCGCCGTTCTCCAGCATTCGTCGCGCCCGCTCGACAACATCAGTGGTCATCACCCGCCTGCGGCCGCCAATACGTCCCTGCTCTCTCGCCGCGGCTAAACCAGCTCTCGTACGCTCGACGATCAGCTCTCGCTCCATTTCCGCCAGCGCGCTCATGACGTGAAAGAAAAAGCGGCCTGCTGGCGTACTGGTATCAATGCTATCGGTCAGGCTGCGAAAATGAATCCCTCTCTCCTGCAGTTCAGATACCAACGTAATGAGGTCGCGTACGCTGCGACCGAGGCGATCCAGTTTCCAGACCACCAGCACATCACCCGGGCGGAGTCGCCTTAGTGCCCGCTTTAATCCCGGCCTTCGGGAGTTCTTCCCGCTCGCGGTGTCTTCAAATATCTGCTCACATTCTGCACGTATCAGTGCATTTTTCTGTAAATCGAGGTTTTGATCGCCGGTAGACACCCGAGCGTAGCCAATCAGCATGTTGTAACCCTTTGAAAAAGCTGATTGTAAATTGATGGGGTTATTCGCGTAAACCTGGGTTCAGGAGAAGGGTTTAATCTGGTTGGCCAGGTCTCATCGTTTCCTTCACTCCGAGAAGTTGTACCGGCTTCTTCCGGGCAAAAAATATTACTGGCCTCACACGCTCCCGCCGAGGGCTGGTTTGCGCTGGCGCTACCGCCACAAGGATTCGGAGAGTTTGTCGCAAAAGCAGGCAACGCGGTTGACGATGGCGGATATATTTGCGTGCCTACCGGGCAGTCGGCGTATTACTGGCAGCGCATCATTGAGAACGAAACGCTGCACGCAGAGCATTACGGCGCTCGCTGTGACTCAACCCGGACCGCTGCGGGTACAGATTGCGCGGATGCGTTGAATAGGATGTTTGCAACTGCCATCGCTAACAACTTCGCAGTTGAGTTCTCTGCAAAAACATACAGCTCAGACATTCTTGAGCGCGGTTATTATATTTCAAAAACAGTGGTAGCCACCGGCGTTAACGTTATTAAAGGCAATCCTGTTTTTCATGTAGATTCTGAGGTTTTTGACCAAAGTACAAGCAAATATGCGCTACTACTTGGCGACCCAGCTACCAATTTCAGCACTATCCAGAATGGACTAATTTTTTCGACAATCTCGGTCAGGGATATCGGAAAGCGGCATACACCTATGCGGGGTATTTACGTCAAATACACCGGGGCATACGGCACTTTCCTGAGGGCCTTGGATATAAATGGGACTGGCATCGAACTGGCTCCCGTTTACGATTCTGAATTTGTCGCTATTATGGAGCGATGCGGCAATGTTAATGAATATTCTCTACTCACAAACCAGAACGGCGACGAGTGCAACGCAATCACGTTCCCGTATATTTTGTGTCATGATGCCTATCACAAGGGCCTGTATGTTGCAGGCTCAAAAATTGTTATCGACAATATTCATGCTGAGGCAAACGCGGTACTGACAACGGACGACGGATATATAGGACTGACGGGGACGATAACATCAACAGGGCTGAAATACGTTAACCACGTCATCTATTTGACGGATGGTCATTTAGGCAATGCCTCATTTAATGACTACGCCTATGCGAATGGTAAAACATACTACGGGGATCAGAACACCCTGAACGGCAGCGCGGGCAGTCACGTTGCTATCGCGCTGGTTGAATCGACCTGCGGTAACGTCAACAATAAAATCACCACAAGCCGCGGCGGTAATAAAGCGAGAACGTCATTCTTCTCAGCTAATACGTGGTCCATGATTGATTTAATCACTGCTGGATATGTTTATTTTGAGGGGACGTCGCGCCTGGCTGTCAACATGGCAGATATCAATACCATTTTCTCCTGGTCGGCATACACGGAAATCAGAGGCGGACGCGTACTGAACTGGGGCTCACGGTTTATCGGCAAACTAAAAGACACCAGAATCGACACAGCGTTATCAGCGGATGACTCATCGTATGTTGATGCAACCCGGTGTAATTTCCCTAACGGTATTACCCACATATCCGCCAGCCCTCTGAATAAATTCAACGACTGTGATATCCCGACCCTGAGTCTCTCGACGGCAAATTCCGCCGAAGTGGCCGAGTTTATAAATTGCAAAATCGGCGCAACGGGCGGTGTTACGGTAGCGAACGGCACGGCGTCATACATTAAAAACCTGACATTCAAGGGATGCACACTCAGGAACGCATGGAGCTCTGACGTGGTTTACAGCATTCTGCGGTTTATTGGCACTGATAATACACCTGCGGGTAGTGCCTACAGCCTGACCGGCTGGACTCGCCCCCGATTTACGGCGCCAGGCACTATCGTTCAGCAACCAAAAGCAGCGTATACGACAGGTGACGTCATTCTGGCCGTCTGCCTGACGCTACCGTCAGATGGCAACGCAACCTGGCAGAATATCGCTGTAGCAACATAAGGAAGAAAAAAATGGCATTCACTTTATCAAAATCCGTTTCCAGTGCTGAGTATTACGGGGCGCTGGGTATCGTGGACACGTCGTCCGCATCTGAAAAAACGGTCGATGTGACCTATGAGGCCGTCAGGCTCGACAGTCTCATCGGCACAGTCGCGCGGGTGATTTATACGACGCGGGTAGGCACCTCAAACGCAATTTTTAACGAGTTTGAGTTTGAGTATTCGGGTGCAGGCAACCCACTGGAGGAGGCGGAATCTGCCCTGGCTGCATCGCTGAAGTAATGCAAAATCCCGCCAGTAATGGCGGGGTTATTTATGCAGAAACAGCCCCGGCATACTTCTCACTCGCCAGTATCTGCGCCAGCGCCTGATCGTAAATTCCCACACCAGACGACATCGAGTAACTAAATTCGAAAATATCCGTCTGTACAGGGTCGCCGCCATTGGCTGATGACGTAATCGTTGCTCTCGCTGTGCCGTCAGGCATGATGTGTATCAGTACAATGGCGCAGATGACTTCTAACGTAACCTGCTGCTTACCCAGGCTCATTCCGGTATCGGTGGTTAAGTTTGCATCAAACGTTTTGGTTAATTTAAATGACATCGTGACCTCTTTAAATTTGTTTGGCGACCGTCCCGGTCAGCATCATGAACGTGTAAACCGTATTTGCCGTCATTGCGATATTCGCACCTGACGAGTTATTAATTAATGATGAATGCGCTATCGTGCAGCCGGTGCCGAACGTCATAACTCTGATAACCTGCCCCTCAAATCCTTTCATTGAATTTAAGGTTGTGCCTGTATTTAAAACAATTGCTTCCCTTCTGTATATTTCAATATCCGCACTGGATGTTATCATTTTTCTGATATCATTTTTCACACCAGCAAGAAGATTATGTGGTGCCCCGGTTATTGTTGGCTTGCCGATATCATAATCACCGCCTCGCGCATAAAATACAGACCCTGCTGTTTTTGATATATTGTTGGTGTTTATGTGCAGTTTCCCCATCTTTGTCCCTGTTCCCATGCATATCAGCCCCTGATATGACGGGTAAACAGCCGCACCATCTATTGTGTAAGTATCCTGGCACTGTATAGACCCTCCGAATTCGTCATAATCTGCCAGATACATCGGATACGCTGCCGGGTCTGCGCCATCTGCCTGCATTGGGCCGGTTATTTTGATAGCCTGAAACATTGCAACGGATGTCCTTGTCGGGTTTCTGTAAATCCAGCGAACACCGGGGTAATTACCGACAATACCCCCGACGGTAAATTCACACTTACTGTAAGTGGGCCATTGTCCCTGATCATACAAATACGGTGTTTTAGTTGTCGGGGTGGTAACGAATTGCATGTTGTCGAAAATGTAACGCGTGGCGTTATCATTAATTTTAACAATATAGTGGGTTGCATCTTTTTTGCGTTTTGTCTCAATTTTCCCGTTAATAAAGCGAACGTGTTCGATGAATCCGCACTCAAGTGAGAACGGGCAGTGTTCAATACGCATATCATAAAATTTCAGCGCGTTCGAGTTATCGCCATGTTGCGACCCCAGCCAGACCGCAGGGACCGTTCCGTCCGGGTCAGAGCAGATACTGACAGTCAGCCGTCTGATTGAGCCGTCCCACAGCTCGCTTCCAAGCAGTGCTTGCTTAAACCCACAGATGGTCAGCGTGCCGATATCGATGGCAGAGGCAATGTAATCCAGTTTTAACGCCGGGCGGTTTGACCTGACATTCCACTCAGCAGGTATGGTTAAATCACGGTTATCAAATAAATCTTTGCTGACAATTGCGACGTTGCGCATGTAAATGCCGGAGAGCCGTTTCGCTTCAGTCCCCGCAATCGTGATAACCGGATTTGCTGAATCAGCGTCACGGGCAATAAACACGGTCCCGTTATCAATAGAGCCCAGATTGCGGGTGCTGGCCAGCTCGGAGTTAACGCCCCATTCCAGATCAAATTTCGGGTCGTAAGAGAAATTCAGCTCAGAGATATAAACCTTTCCTGTCGGCAGTCGGGCATATTTTTTGCCTTTTGCATAGGCGTTGAACTGGTTCAGAACGTCGGCGTTAAACTGATAGTCAGCGTCACTTACAATCATGTCCCCGGAATTCTCCAGGAGGAATATATCCGGATTGATAATACCTGCATCGAGCGCCGTCATTACCGCCGGTAATTCTGTGCTAATCCCGACACCAAAGGCAGACAGGGTAACGTCGCCGCCCATATTTAGCCGCCACGCGCCGGATGCGCCGGACGGGTCAATCGTCGGGGCAATAAACAGCCGCGGGTAGGTCGAAACCAGCTCACTCATATCAGACGGATCAAACCACCATTCCCCGGCGCCGCCATCATAGGCCCACTTAGCCCCCAGCGTTTTTATTCTGCTGCT